ATATAAATGAGTACCTAGGTCTAAATGTACGGCCGGAATTTCACCGTCAGTTAAACGCCATTCTTGAGGATTAGCCCTATCACGTAAATAACCCTCTTGTGGCATTTCTGCTTGAATGCTGATTATTCCACCGAGTGCACCAGACATAACAATGTTTTGTAATTCTCGAATAATTGCATATCCAGTGTAATTAAACGTTACATACAACAACGCATTATCATATTTGTTTTTTTCTTCTATAATTAATCGTGATTGATCTATATTTGAGCATAAAGCCTTTTCGCAAATAATTGGAATATTATATTTTAAACAAGTCTTAATTATCTCAAAATGAGTTGGCGTTGGTGTCAGAATTGACACCGCGTCTAATAGGCCAAATTTAAGTAAATCTTCTACTGAATTAAAATAAATTGCATCATATTTTTCAGCAGTATCTCTATTTATTTCAGCATCACGTGAAAAACAGCCGGCGACAACTTCAAAGCGGCCATCCATTCTACTGGCTACATAATGCGCTTGACCAACGGCTGAATTTAAGCCGCCGCCAATAAATCCTAAGCGTAATTTTTTACTCATTTGAAGGTCACCGCCGCATTACAAAAAGTTGCACCTAGCCAATATAACGATTGAACATAATCTCGTTTATAAGCCCACACAATTGATAGCAATGCAAATTGAACTAATATTACATAATTAATTAGAATTGGATTCATTTTTTTTACCTAATAGATTTGTTAATTCGTATCGTTTTATCTTACCGCTTTCTGTTTTTGGTAAAGCCAATACCTGATGCATTTTCCTTGGCAACTGAGAATCCATTAAAAGCTCTAAACAGAACGTTTGAATGGTTTTAAGATTTAGTAGTAAACCATCTTTAGCAACCACGGCCACAGAAACAATCTCGCCTAATATTTCATCATATTCAGGAAAGGCGGCGCATTCTTCAACATCTGGATGCATTGATACAATTTGTTCAACATCTTGCGGATAAACTTTAGTGCCGCCCACATTAATTAATTCTTTAATTCTACCTCTGTAAATTAATTCATCACCGTCAATTTCACCATAGTCGCCAGTTTTAAAATAATCACCTGTCATTGATTCTTGAGTAATTTCAGGTAAGTTATAATAGCCATCAAAAAGTAAAGTAGACTTTACTAAAATTTCGCCTTCATCGGATATTTTAACATCAATATTTGGCGCAAATTCACCAACAATACCACCATCATCACAATGAACGATATCAGTCGATGCTATAGCTATCTCAGTAGTTCCGTAGCAATTATATATTGGACAAGGAATCATCTTATTTAAATCAATGATTGTTTGTTGTTCAAGTAATGCTGACGATGAAACAACGCGATGCAAGCTTGATAGATGTTGTTTTGAAACAGCATCTTTTAATGTTGCTATTTGTTTCAATTGTGCGGCCACTGGTATTGAGAATGTCACTTGCAATTGCGTTACCAGGCGACACCATTCAAGTGCTGACCATTTTTGCATGATTACTAATGTGCCGCCAGTAAGAACAGAAGCTAGAATCAATCGCTGGCCCATTGAATGATATAACGGCGTACTAATTAACGTAGTGTCATTTTCTGTAATGCTATATAAATCAATAAGAGCATTAACTCGTTTTAGCTTCGTGCCTTGTTTCAACATAATGGGCTTTGGATCACCGGTACTGCCTGAAGTTGAAATTAATAAATATAAGTCTTCATCCGTGCCATGAAATTTAAGTTTGTGACTCATTGAATTATCTGGTTGCAAGCCTTCGCTGATAATAACTTTCGTATCAGTTAATGCCGCAATTTTATTCAGTGCGTGATGTGGCAAATCTGGACTTAATGGCAAAAGTGCAACACCAACATCGGCTGCAGCTAACATCATTACTACAAAATCAATGCCGCCAGTAAGCTGAATTGCTAAATGATCGCGTCTACCAAACCCATTCATGCGCAAAGTATTAGCTTGTTGCTGTACTCGTAAAAGTAGTTCAGAATAAGTTATGCCAATAGCACCTAAAATTACCGCTTCTTTATTGGGATATTTGTTGGCTACTTCGTAAAATTGTCGTGATATTGTCATTTATGGTTGCCTTGCAAGTTTTAAGAATCTCGTGCTATCAATATCAACTATTTCATTTCGGCTTGATATAACAACTGAGTTAGGTTTCGTATCTTTTGTTACTAACGTATTTGCGCCTATAAATGTTCCTTCGCCCAATTTAACACCCTGCGCGACACATGAATTAATGCCAAATACGCATCGTTCGCCAACTTTAACACCACCGGCTAGCGATACGCCTGAATTTATCCAGGCATGATTACCGATATCGCAATCATGACCTATGCTGACATTGCTTGAGATGAATACATTTTTACCAATGCGCGAACCAGTGTGGATAGCTACGTTGTCATAGATAACAACGCCATCGTTAATTAATACATCATCATGACTGATCACATAATCATTAATGTAATATCCGAATTTATAACCAACATCAGATAATCTTTCAAATCTATCTTTCCTATTGGCATTCATATTGTGGTAACCGAGCGCCATTAATATTGAATGACCTTCGGTGTATGTATAATCAATCATTTGGCTAAATTTAATTAATGGCATGCCTAAAAACTTATCACTATTTATGAATTCATCATCTGCACAATAAGCAACGATATTTTCTTTACCGACAAACGAAGTCAGAACTCGTGACATAGAGCCATTACCAAAAATTATAATTTTATTATTCACCTGTTCGCCTTAATTAATGTATAAATAATTTTACAACGTAAGTGCAGGTAAATCAAGTTTTATATATGAAATCTTTTAATATAAGGAATAATAAAGTAAAAATAAACAACACGAATAATACTACCCATAATCCCCAGAATGGCAATGTCACATACCACCATGACCAATCAATTACATGACAAAGTTTTAGAATAATAAAACATATTCCCAATATTCCTAAAATTGGGAAACTAACGGTAGTTTGTTTTTTCATTTTTCATCCTTATAAATTTTCCATACCGCATCGACAAAGGTATTTTTAAATTCTACCGGCGCTTCACATAAAAATTTGCCACCTATATCCGCATCATCAATCAGATAGTGATTTAATTTTAATCTCTCATCATTATTTTCAATCAAGCGCAATGCAGCTGCAACGTATTCATCGCGATTGTTGGTAATCAACCATTCAGGCATTCCAGCACGGCGCATCATAGTCGCATCAAATCTTTCGTGCGGCTCTTGTCCGTTCATGCAAACTAACGGAATACCAAGTAGCATAGAATCAATATTGCTATTTGTGCCACCGAATGGAAATGTGCTTAATTGAATATGGCATTGTTGTATTTGTCTCATATACTGATTATACGGACTTCGCTCGTAAGTAAATGCGCCAGGTAACCATTCTCTAATTTCTCTAGCTGTTTGGAATAAAACGCTAGTGATCATATTTGGAAAGAAATGAAACTCAAGTTTCCTTGTTGATTTTTCTGAAATTTCTTTCAGTGTTGATAAGAATGTTGCATTCAATTTTAAAACCATTGCAGGTATGGCGATCTTAATCACATCTGGATTTTCATCAATAATCGGTTCTGGCAATTCCGCATCTAAACGCATGACAAACCTGAATAGTGAGCCGCGTGGTAGTTTAATAACTTTTTCAGTAAATAATGACTCATCGCCTACATCGTCTTCTTCACAAATAACATAATCCATTACTTTTGAATGGCTTGTGGCTGGGTGACCTAAAGTCATCATTTGAATTGGCGCTAATCTTACTGATGCGAGTGCCACCCAAATCAAGTCCATACCAAGCGATGGGTAATAAATAATGTCAGGTTTAAGAGTTTTAATTTGCTGGATAATGTTACTTAATGCGATATTTTCTTCCGGCACTTCCAGCCAGCCGTCAAACTCTTTTTTAGCATCATCATCAATCGCATGCGGCCTGCCCATACCAATTACTTTAAATTTAGTACGTAACTGACGTACGATTGGAGCATAGCAACGATACATCGCATGAAGTGAAGTAAACCATTCAACCGGAACTAAAATTACTGGTTTCTTGCCATTTTGCGGTTTACTAAATTTAGGCTCAGTAAATCCATTTGCATACATCATTTTTGCATACAAATCATGTATTAAGCCTTTAAATTCGTGCTTATCTTTGCGGAGAGCATAAGAGCAATACATATACGCATCAGACATTGATGAAATCATTTGATCGCTCAATTTAACATCTTTGAATAAGTGAGACATGCCCAATAAAGCCTCGCGGCGATCTTGCGCGGCTTGCGATATAGTCAACATCGTTGTTAAATAGCCAACATACAGTGCGAACATAACCTGCGGATTGCCGGCAAAGGCTTCTTCAAAATTCATAGAGAAACCTGAGCGCATTGAATACGTCATCATGTATTTAATTAGACCGTTAGAATCTTTAAATTTTATTTTTGTCGTATCCTTTTCGCCAGGGTCAGCACTCATTTGAGGTAACATGTGATCGCTATTTCCGAAAGCACTGGCACGGAATAATAGATCAATAATTGCATGTTCGGCTGAAATTGCGTCAAATCCTTCCTGGGAAAGATTGTAATTAGGATCAGCTAAAAGTGCGAATATCGCAGCGCAGAATCTGGTATATAAAACAGTTTTAAGTGATGGATCTATCGGATAGCCGATAAACTCTGCGCCAGATTTTAGCTTGCGTAAATTTTCAAGTAATAATGCGCTTGCTTTTTCGTAATCATGAGAATATATCGCTTTTTCAAACACTTCTAATTGAACATTTGATATTTGTACCATTGGGTGGTTTAGTTTTTTAACTGACATATATTCCTTATTCATGAATTTAGAATTTTTCTCAAAGTATCACAGACATGTTTTACATCTGCGCCAGATAAGAAATTATGAAATGGCAAACCTATTAAATGTTTAGCCAGATGATCGGTGACTGGTAAATCAATGTTTTGAAAGTCATTACGATAATTTAAATATGGCATATACCATTGCTTTGTTTCAATGCCAGCTTCTAGCATTAACGGCATAACTTCTGATGCTGGAATTGGAAGTAGAACACTAAGTGTTGTAGATAAACCGGTAGGTACTGTACCTTGAAATTCATATATGCCATGTTCACAATATAAATCTACTGTTTTTAAAGTTTTACTAAATTTCTCATACATTTTATCAATCGAAACCAATGCAACTGCAGCATGATATTCGCTCATTTTTGCATTTGTGCCGTTCTCGCCAAAATTTGATAGGCTACGAATTTTAGCTATTAATTCTGGGTTATTTGAAGCAACAAAGCCCCCCTCACCACAGCCTATAAATTTAGTGGCGTGTAATGAGAAACATGTGGCAATATTGGGGTCTTTGCTAACGTCTTGATGTGGAAATGCGCCAGCCGCATCAATAACTACCGGTATGTTTAAATTTTCCCATTGTTTTATTTCAACTGGTCTACCAAACGTTGCAACCGGCATAACAACACCTATATCATGTAACGGATAGAAATTTTTATTACTCCAATCTACCAACAATTCCCTAGATAGTTGCCATGTTAAAAAATCGACATCAACCAGGGCAACATCGTATCCTGCATTTATTGCCGCCAATCCTGTTGCGCTAAAAGTAAGTGCCGGAATTATTGCAACTGGTGGCTTTGGAATTAAGCAATGCTCAATAGACTTAATTGATAACTCCAAAGCCACCGTACAATTAGAAAGTGCGACACATGGAACGCCAGTTATTAGCTCTAATTTAGCCTCAAGTTCCTGAACAAGTGGCCCATTATTGGTATATGTTTTATTTTCATCAATACACCTTAAATAAGTAATTAAATCGTCAGTTGTTGGCATATCTGGAACTAGCAATTCAATCATTATTCACCTTTTTCTATTAAGCATATTAAGTTCTATTTCTGTTTCATTCCCACCAGGCAATTTAACAATTACAGTATTGGGGAAATGTCCAGTTTTAATTATTTCAACAACACATTTTAATTTTACGTGCCATTGAAATCTATCAACTTCTTGTTTTTGTTCGCGCATAATATGCAATTTCTTTTATTTTCCGCGCCAATTGTTTAGCCTCATAAAAACTTTCAAATTGCCTTTGAAGTTCAAAACGCTCTTTTTTCTGCTGATCAGTCATGGGCTATTCTACTTTGTGAATTAGCTAATAAATAACGTGAACCCATTTTAACTTTCAATGCATCAACTTTCTTCTGTCTTTGAGCACGGATTTCGTCAGCCACATCACCGTTCATTTGCACTGGCGCACGATCTATCAATGCACAATCAGCGCCTTTGTTAGATATGAAATTAAATAAATTCACCGCATTTCTCCTAACTTTTTAAAATAATTACAAATATCAATCCATGTTAATTTTATTGCATAAAACACAATTGCAAGATAATCAAACCATCGCCACTTTCTGATAAAAATAGTATTGTTATCTATAATCTTTATTATTCTATATCCACCAATTAATGACGATTCAATTTTATCGCCAACTTGCCAATGGCTAGGAAATCCATTAGCATTAGTAAGTTTGATGAAATATGGTTTAATCATTAAAAATAGTTTGATATGGATATTCAAGTCGTAACGCGGTTATAAATAGTTTTTGAGGGCAACCACGTTTTTCAGCATAACGAATAGCGGCATACATACCGCACATTTTATAAATGTTGACGGCTTGCAATGCTACTTGTGCTTGAATGTGCATATCAATGCAACCAAAGCGCACCGAAAACAAGAGTGAATGAAGCAACGCCGATAACCGAATAAGTTAGAATATTTAAAATTAATTCTGATGATTTATGATTCATGATTAATTCCAATGGTTAATTTGTAAGAATAATTCTACATTGTAATGCTTGGTATGTAAAGAATTATTTTGAATATTTTATTTAAAACCATTCCATTTATCTTCTTGCTTTTGTCTGCGAGATTTTTTAATGTTTCTTTTACTACTTTTACCTTTATCTTTAGACATAATTAATTATTACCTACAAGTCATCTTCATTTTTAACATAAGAATCACACTCTTTGTTTAAATATTCATTCATAATATCGCGCGAATGATTGCGTGTGTCTTGATCGCCAGTTAACATATCTCTAAATGTTTTAACGAAAAAATCTCGATCACTATCAGCGGATTTATAAGTGAATATATTTTTAATTAATGATTTAAAGTTTTCATCATCCATTAAATCTTCCGGTAGGTTGTAATTGCTCATAATTAACTCTCAATCTTTGACATAAGTTTTGCAATTAATAGTTGCACTTCATTTTCTAAAATTAAACATTCTTTTTCAAGGTTAGCAATATATTCTTCATCGCGATAAACGCGAATAATTAATAATTTAAAACGTTCGGCTGTATCAGGATCATACGAAACGAAGTCACACCATTTTCTGCCTGATACCCATAGGCCGCCCTGAATTTGGGCGATATATTCTTCAGGAACACCGTCAATCCAACGTTGCAAATGAATCTCAGGGCATTTTGGACATTTGAATTCGAGAGTACCATCATCATCAACAAGACCATCCAAACTTACACCAATAAAAACAAGGATTGGATGTACCGTGAAAGCCTCTTGTGTGACAAATGCGCCAGTTCTTAACTGATAAGCATCACGAGCAAGCGGTTCATTCTCACTTCCCCATTTTAGAGAATAAGAGCTTGGCCCTTCTGGTTGATAACCTTGAATTCGTTCAGCAGCCAATGTCCAAACTAAATCATCACGAGCCTTTAATGGCTTTCCATCACGTTTTGATTTAGCCAGCACATCAGCAAACCTGGTGCCAGTTATTTTACCAGATCTCAAAGCAAGCCACGCCAGACTTCCTTGCTCTATAATTTCGACATCACTCATATTTATCACTACTAAGAGTCTTATCAAATGTAGTTGCTAATTTACCAATGCGATCACGCTCAGATAATCCGACTACTCCTTTTTCAGATTCAGATAATTCGACCCATACTTTTCTGAAAAATACCGTGCCACTTTCAGCGGCTAACTCTAAATTAGTAATTAACGCCTCAAGCTTTTCAACATCAACCACCTTTTCAGCTTTATTCGCATTTTGATTGCGCGTAGGCGCTTGATTATTGACTGATGGCAATCCTTGATCACCATCTGTATTTAAATAATGAATAGCATTTTGTAACCTATCATTAGTTTTGGGCCAATATTTATAAGCCTGCTTAACACAAGTTTTCTTTATCATTTCACATTCGTCAGACTTCCATGGTGACATACTGCCAGCTTTGAATGATTCGGAGCGATCACGTATGGCGTAAACTTCACTTATCGGCATAGAATGGGTGAGATATTCATTATCTGCCGTTTTAACAACACAATACACACCGATAATTTCACCTCGATCAGTGCCAAATGGATTAAATCCATGATTTGGCGGTTTATCCAACTCAATAAGTTCAAACGTATCATTTTTATAAACAACCGCAGCTTGTGCCCATTTAATTGAGCCAGTTGCCACAGCTAGATCAATCAGACCCATGTACGAAACATCAAGGCATATTTTATTTTTACGAGGCACAAGATATGCTTGTTTTTTCGCTGGATTTAAACTAATACCAATCGCTGAAACATTCGTGACAGCATCAATAACTGATTGTTTGTTATTGAGTGCAATTTTTATCGAATAATCTGTTGAAAGTGCTTGTATTGCATATCCTGCTTCCGCATCAAAATTAATTGATGAATCAGTCTGGCGCGACATAAAATTATCGCGTGTTGAGAATACTAAAGTTTCAAGTGCAGTGCTCATATATTTTCCTAATTGTGACTATGACAATTTTTTGATTAATGCAACTAAAAGAAAGAATGGCTAATTAACCTTTTTTCGTTTTAATGTTAAGAATTTTTGATAGTGATTCATCCAGTTCTTTTTGAGCCTTATCAAGTTCTTTTTGAAGTATTTCTACTCTTTTAATTTTTTCCTCAGCAGCGCCAATCAGAATTTTTAAATTACCGATTGGATTTTCAATTGAACTGTGAGTGTCTTTAAAAACAAACTGGCGCCTTATTCTACCCTTCGCTCCGAATGGCCTGCCTAGTTTTGTTGAATTTTCTGTTATTTCCGGTCGTATAACATCTTTCATTTCATTTCTCCTTAAGCAAAACTTTATCTAGTTGCTAATCAATCAACTACAAAATAAGTATATTCT